AGTCGAGAACTGGCATGTACATCTGATGCGTGTGAAGTTGTAGATATTGGGGAAGTTGCATGATAGAATTAGAAGTTTCTGGTGATCAGTTTATCAGAGCAAGAAAGAAAGCTATTGATATGGGTCGCATAGCAAACTCTATTACAAATGGTGGGGGCAACCTTGCTGGGTTTATCGGAGAGATAGTTGTAACGGATTACATAGGTGCAAAAGAACAGAACACATATGATTATGATATAGTTGATAAGGTCGGCAACAAGATCGATGTTAAAACAAAACGTTGCAACTCCGAACCCAAAGTAAACTATGACTGTAGCATTGCGGCGCACGGAACAAAACAGAAATGTGATATGTATGTATTTGTTCGTGTGTTGAATGACTTCTCAAAAGCTTGGATACTGGGAAAGATAATGAAAGATGAATACTTTGAGAAAGCAAAGTATCATAAAAAAGGTGAACTCGATCCTGATAATAAGTTTCGATTTAAAGCTGACTGCTACAACGTAAAGATACATCAGTTGGATACAGTTTATGGCACAGAATAGATTAGCCGAATTATTTTCGTTTAAAGCATATCTTAATCAAGATGGTAAAGTAGATATACGTATGGAATCTGTAGACCCAGAAGAACTTATTAGGGTCATGGAAAGAGGTCTTCCAGAATATGAAGGCACATTTAAACTTGCATCTCTAGTTCGTTACCTAAAAGTAACTGGTGATGAGATGTTAAACAAATCAACAATATATACACATTGAGGTGAATATGGCTGAAGAAGCAAAAGAAGTAAAACCGGGCATGAGTTATGAAGATATAAAGACTATGATTATAGGCTCGGAAGAGAAAGTAACGCTGTTAAATGTGGTTACAGCCCTTATGAATGAAAATTTGCAGTTGAAAAGGGAACTTGACCAGTTAAAAATGGACAAATCTAAACAGTAACGTTCTTAAAACACTGAGAGGGGTAAAGCTATTTCTCTGGTACATATACACTAGAGACTATAGTTCTACCCCTCTCAGCACGTTTATACGCAGACTTTTTTTGTAAAGCCTACTTTTTTTTCTGTTTTTTGCCACCATACTTCATGGGTTGCATCATTGGGTTGTTTCCCATAGTAGTTCGCATACGATTAGATTTCATCTGATCTTTTTGCCCCATTGTACTACCAAGAGTTGTTCCCATACTCATGCCACCATACATCATTCTTTGTCGTGGTCCGTTGTAATATGTTTTCATATGTTCTCCTTAATCTATTATTCCCAAAAATTTTAGTTGTTCTCCGTATTTTTCTTGCACTTTAAATTTAACTCCTTCCGTAGGTATTTGGTACAGATCTGATGCTGAATAATCTTCTTGTGAACCATACCTTGCTGTTGCAACTAAAAGAGCATTAAAAAATCTTTCATTCTTTTCAGGGCTAAGAGGTCTACCTGTTTCTATCATCTCACCAAAAAGTTGTGCAACTTCTTTATCCTGAATTATAGCCTGAAGTAATTTCATATTTCGTAATCTAAATTGTTGTACGGCCGCTTCAGTTGCAACATATCGAGGAGATACAACGTCTCTATTTATACTGTACATACGGCTAATCCAACTTTCAACAGATAAAGCTCTTGGAACACTTGTTAGTGCAGTTCTTGATTGGTTGTACTTTGCATCGTATAGTTTCATATATGATGCTATATCTTTTAAAGTTTCATAGTGTTCTGTGCCTAAAACTTTTTCTAATGTTGCAGGGTTTGCTGATAGTATTTCTTCAAGTTTATCAAAGTTAATGTCAAAAACTTCTATTGTTCCTGCATCTTTAATACCTGTAATTTTCATCGCTGTTTTGCTATAGACTTGATCGCCTATATATTGAGATAGTATTTTTCTTGTAACATCTTCAAATTCTTCTGGTGTTCCATCAAATACATTTTTAAATCTTTCAAGAATTTCTTCTCCTCTAACTTTGTTTCCAACAATGACGTTAAAGAAATCTTCTTCAGTTCCTATCCTTCCTGCTTCTCCCATTTCTTCACCGATTAATTTTCGTAGTGCTAAAAGATTTTTTTCTTCTCTTTCAACTTGTTCTCTTATCGGTTTTATTTGACCATTAAAAGCATCATCAATTATCTTTTCAGCTTTTGCTGCTTCTATTTCAATATCTTGATGTCTTGCACGTTGTTGACCTAAACTAAAAAATCCATTTGATCCTACGTAATCATTAGGATCAACTAAAAAATCATTTTGTCTAACATGAAAAGTATTTGCTATGTTTTTAATTCCATCATTAACTTCATCAATAGTTTTTCCTGCAACTCTTTGCTCTTGTATCCACTCTTTTATTTTAAAATCTAAAACAGCAGAAAGTCCTTTATATTTATAAGTGTCTACTTTATATTCTCCATCTTGCAACTCACCAAACGCTCTCGATAGTTTATCTTTAAATATGTCAGCATCTCCTTTTGCAATCTCATCCATGTTAATCCATCTAGAAGAAGGTTTCTTGTATGATAATCCTGTTGGATCAAGTTGTGAAAGTGTTGCAGATCTATCTGCTGGTAGCCATTCCATAAATAAACTATTTTTAGAGTATAGAACATTGGCTACATTCTCTGTATAAAATTTCTTTAAATTTTGTACATCAGTTCTTAACTCTGGTAGCGATTCAAATATAGGTTCTCCATTGGCATCTACACCAGTTTGTGTAACAAAGTTATCAAATATGTTATTTGCACGAGCCGTTAAATTTTGATAAGTTGCAGATACAGATCCTGCAGGTATACCTGTTTTAGTAGAAGAGTAATCAAATGCTTTTCTAGATATAGCAGATGATAGTTTATACATGTCTTCAAAATTTATCTCAACTGCTAAATCTTTTCCGTCTTCGTAAAATTCAGAACTAGGATCTGTCATTATATGATACAAAAGATGGGAATCTTTTTTAGGATCAAATCCTGTTTTTCCTTTTACTTCTGCTTGCATTGCTTCTCTTGGAAAATTATACTCATCAAAAAGTTCTGATGCTTTTCGGCTAAATGATTTAGATAGACTACTTAAATCTCCACTTGATATGCCATCTTTTACCATACCTTGAAGAGGTCTAGACGGATCTAATTCTGCTGATAATATATCTATAAAAAATTCAGTTGCATTACCAGTAGCGTTTTCATATTTTTTATTAATATTTGAAAAAGGCACACTACCTCTTTGTGCTATTTCTCCTCGTCTAGCTTCCATAGAAACTTCAAGTAGTTTGTTTATCCTATCTGATACAACTTGTTTTGTAATTTTATTTTTTGCTATACGTGTTCTTGTTGCATATGAAGTTATTGCAGAATCTACATTAGTTATTTCTTTCTTTAAAAGTTTTTGTATTTTTGGTATTTTAAATAATTCATTTGTAAATATATCTCTGTTTTCTTTTGAATTAAAACTTTTAATTAAGTCATCAACTTCATTTTTTATTTGTCTTTCTAATGTATAACTTATACTTAATGTTTCTTTATATAATTGTTCGGCTGTTGCATCAGGACCTAATTTAACTTGAGTTAACCCATAGAGTTCATCAATCATTACCTGTATATCTTGTTTTTTAGTGTCTCCAAGTTTTACACCAGATAAATAATTAGTCATAATTATTGCTTGTTTATTTGATGCGGCTTGAGCTATAAGTGCATTTATAGCTTTTATTTTTGTTTCTTGAGCTTTAATACCATTTTCAACTTGAGCCGTAAATCTATTTAAATCACTGCCCATTTCTGGGTCCATTGTTTGAGGAGCAAGATCATCCATTAAGGTTCTTAATTCTGTAACCAGCCTTTTTCTTATTGCAGAACCTTCCTGTAAATCACTCATACCTTTTACAGTTAATGTTTCAGCCGCATTAATTGCGTTACCATATGTTGCGTCAAATGCTTCTAAAACGGCAAGCCCTGTAAGTTTTGCTAGGGTCATGTTAAAAGTTTCTTCAGGCATGCCTTTACTTACTAATCGTTTTTTGTATTTGTTAAGAAGAGAAACTCTTTGTGTTACGGATTGAATTAACTCTGGATCTGATCTTGCAAGAATATCTGTAAATTGCTCTAAACCTTTTTGGCTTGCAAAATTAATTGATTCACTTAATAAATCTCCCGGACTAAATCCACTTCCGGGTATTCTTTCTAATGCATACAATGTATGATAATGAGCCATGTCGTAAGCTTTTTTAAGTGTAGAATCAGGGTTTAATATAAATGCATGTTTTAAATATGGAATATTGTCAGCTATTGGTGCTATGATACCACCATGAACTACTCCAAATATTTCTCCGAATACAGGATCAAAATTAAACTCTTGTGCAATTTGTCCACCTGCTGCGCCATATAATACAACTCTTGCTTCAGCCATACCTAACTCTCTTAAAAATGGGGCAACATTTGAAAAAGCTTCGGCCGCTACAATTTTTTCATTAGCTTTAAATAGTTGTCTGTTAAGATCTCTTGCTCTTTGTGATCCTGCTGTTGGTTGTTCTGATGCAATTTTACTTAATATGTTGTCTCTAGCTTCTACAGCACTCTTGTATTCTGTTCTCTTTTTTAATGGTAGGGTTGTTTGCCACATTTGAACAGTGTTTGCCAACTGACCTCTTTGAAGACCTTCTCTAAACTTTGGAAAGAATTTTTTTCGTGGTCCTATAAGTTCTCCATATTTGTTGGTTACAAATTTATTTGTTACAAAACCTTCAACAGCTTCATCTAAACTTTCAAACTTATCTCCGTACTGTTTTAAGTAACCTGTAAACGCTTTGCCTGTTGCCGCAGACATACCTGCAGTTATTCTTGCTAATGCAGTTCCGGGAATAAGCCCTTCCATTCCTATACCCAACGCTCTTTCAGCTACGTTGTTATCAAAGTATAAAATAGCTTCTGCATCTTCTAAACTTATATCGTTAATGCCCCTTGATTGTATATACATATGAAAATCTTTAGCCATACTTGGAAAATATCTTGTTAAAAATACTTCACGTTGTTCTGGTGTTTCAAGACCACCAAAAGTATCAATTTCAAACTGGGGCAACTTATTAAGTGAGTCTTTTAAAAATTGTGTTCCTTCTCCATATAAAAATAATAATCCAGAACCTCCAGCTTGTAATAAGTTAATAAAACGTGATGATAATTTTCTTCTACCCAATCTTCCACTACCCACTTCTTCTGCTAAAAACGCAGCTATCTTTGGATCACCTTTTAAATTTTCATCTAAGGTATCTAACAAGTTGTCAACACGTCTTGATCCGTATGGAAACACATCTCCAAGAATAGGTATATTAGTAAGTTTTGGTACGATGTTTGAATAAAGTTTACTGTCAGGGTTAACTAATGCATATGTAAGTAATTGGGTAGGACTTGCTTGTGCAAAGAAATTTCTATCAGCTTGAATTTTTTTGGATTCCAAAAGAGATACTGGTTTTTCTAATTTTTCTTCGCCCCCAACAAAAGGTAAATTGGAAAGAGATGGAAATGTTTTAAGCACAAAGTCAGCACCTAAAGAAGAATAGCTTGTTGGTTCAATTTTAGTTGTTTCAAATTCAATGTTTTGTGTTTGCCCATTAGCAAATACTAAAGTTCTTCCATCAAATTTGTCTATCATTTCCATTTTTTTATTTAAAGACATGTCAGGAGTAAATTCATATTTTCTACTTCCATCTCTATTTGTAAATCCAGTTAAATCTTTATTAAATGATTTTTGCATCTCTTGATCTGATTTTAAAACTCCAGAAAACAATGCTGTATCTTTTACCTGTATTGCAGGTTTTACAAATTTTTGAATAGCTGTAGTTTGTCCTTCAGAACCTATTTCAGCAATAGCTGGGTAATCAAGTCCTAATGCTCCCATAATAGGGCTTGTTGCTCTAAACTCCCTAAAAAAATCTCCTGTCTTTTCTCTCAATGCTGTTAAGGGAGGAGTGTCCACAGAAGGTTTATCTGTAATTTTAATTCCAGAATCAAACAGTGGAACATTTCCTGCTATTGCTTGTTGCAAAGGATTGAACTGTTGTTTTTCTTTTACAGGTGCAGGAGATATTTTATCAAGCAGTGAAGTGTCTTTGTCTGGTTGCTTACTATAGAAGTCAAGAATTGTTTTATATTGTTTTGTATTAGTTTTGCCAAGCCGTGCATTATTAATTAAATAATCTCCAGCTTTTTGAGTATAGTTTACCATCTTAACCTACGTTATCTAATATGTTAATTACATTTTGAGGGGCAGGAGCATCCTTTTTTATTAAATTTCCTTCACTATCAATAGTATATATTTCTTGTTCTGTTTCAATATTGTCTTCTTCCTCGTTTCTTTCTTCTGTATTTACTTTAAATTGAGGAAATAAATTATCAATAATTTGACGATTACCAGCTTTTTCAGGTCTAAAATTAGGTTTAAATCTTTCACGAGCGTATATGCCAGCCATAACTCTTGATGGGTCTGTAGTATAGCTAACTGCTTCAAAAATAGCTATATCAGGTTCAAGGTTTGTTAACAATTCTAATGCTCCACCAACCATTGCAGGTGCAGATGTCCAGTTATCTGCTCCAATAGCTCGTAACATGTTTTCAACGTCTTGGTCAGAAATTGTTCGACCACCAGTTCCCCCTTGAAGATAAGATGCCAATTCGTAAGCCATCATAAATTTTAACAAATCTCTTCTTGCACCTTGAATGTCAACTCCGTCAGATATTCTTTTTTGAATGTCTCTTAAACGGTCTTGGTTGTTTTTATAAGCCATTTCTTCATATTTTAAAAACTCAGCATTATCTTTAAATTTTTCTTTACGTATCAATTTACCTTTGTCATCGTAAATATGTTTAAATGATTCTTTTCTTATTTGGGTTAGTTCTTTAGAATCTGCTTCTAAATCTTTATATCTAAATCCTTCATTACCATCAGCATTAATATTTCTTGTAAACACATTTATAAACGAATTAATAAATTCTCCTTCATTTCCACCACCTATAAAAGCAGTTTTAAAAAATTCTTTTAATTGCTCTGGCAACACATTAAAGTAATCATTATAAACATTTAAAAATGATCCAGTTAATTGTGTTGCTAAAGGATCAGCTTTAAGTTTATGTTTCGCTGCGTAATGTGCAAATTTAGACAGTGAATTTGCAACACCTTCTATGTCAGCATCAGGAATAGTTTCAATGTAAGTTTTTCCTAAAGCTCTAACTTTTAGTAATGAATGTTTTTTATTTGAAACGCTTGATGCTGATATAAGACCAGCTTTATTGTATATATCATCTATGTCGCCAGTTGTTATAAATCTAGAATTTGTAACAAATGCTTGTGAAAGATCAATAAAATAAGTGAAATCATGCAGGTTAGCATTAGCATGAGCTTCAATTATACTTTCAAAATACTGTGGTCGTTGAGCTTGTGTAGATTCAAACGTATCTTCAATTTCAGCAAATACTGGCTGACTTAAAGTTTTTGATGCAGTTACATAACTTACTTCTTTTAAAGGATTTAAATTTATATTTTGAGTTTGTAACTCTTGCATAAAGTCAAGAACTGGATAACCATCACCTTCTGGATTACCTTCTAGGTAAACATCTTTAGCTCCAAAATTTGTTTTGTTAATAGGGGATTTATATAAAATATAATCCATACTATCATTAAGTTTCTTTTGAGTTACGCCTTTTCTATTTGTTCTAATTATATCTCTAAAAGCATTACAGGCATTTTTTGAACCTATACTTACAGGAGTACAATTATATGTTATTGAAGGACCATCCTCATCTTTAAACTCATACCCTGTAAATTCTACTTTCTTTTGTGATCCTAATTGACTGTTTAAAAGATTTTCTTTTTTTTCTTGTTCTGCAATAACAGGATAATTATATAAAAATTCAATATGTTTTTCAACACTTTCAGCATCGTGAATATCTTTATCCATCGCAGCTATAATAGGACCAAATATAGGACTTTCAGCTAACCCTTGAAAATTTCTTGCAAGAGAATAAACAGTTGTTTTAACCGTTTGAGGACCTTCTGCTCCTATAGCAAAAGGTTTTTCTTTAATCAAATGTTCTGTTTTATATGCGTATAATTGTTCTTGTAGCGTAGTTAGCAGGATATTTCTTGTTTGCTGACTTCCCTGCATAATTAATTGTTCAGCATCTTCGACATTCATATTAAAAGCATTTATTCCTGCTCTAAGTTGTTCTTTACCATCTAATTTTTTTTCAGATGCTAACCAATCTAAATTAGGCAACTTAAATTTTTTCGAAACAGTTTTTCCTACAAGTTGTTCGTTTGCATCTAAACTAAATTGTCTAATACCAGTTCCCGGCACATCAAAAGTATAATTAAATGCTTCAGCTTCTAATATACTTTTGTTTGTGTTTTCAAGTTCATTTTTATAGTCTTCAAGTTCCTTTTTGTATTTAAGTTCAGTTTCTTTTTTACCTTTTTCTATTTCTTGTTTTTTTTCTGCTATAGCACCTGCAGTAGCTGTCATAGGAAGACCTACAGTAGCAGCCCCCCTAACAGTTTCTAAACTATAAGTATCTTTTAAAGTTTTTTGAGATTGTGCTGTTGCTATTTCAGCATAAGTTGCATCTGCAGGTAAACCTAAACTTAAAGCTAACTTTTTTCGTTCAGCTTCATTTGCAGCTTCTGATTCCGTTATTCTTAACTGTGATGAAAACTTTGCTAATTTTTTTGATTCTCCAGTCTGCAGTTGCAACCTTCTAAGAAATTCTGCATCTTCTTCGGCTTTTACTTTTTTACGTTGCACTTCTCCAGCATAGCCAGTTACAGCACCACCACCTACTGCTAATCCTAATAACGCTGCTAACGGTAATACCATTTACACATCTCCCATTTCTAAAAAGTTTTGAGGGGCTTGTTGCCTTTGCTGTGGTTGTTCTACAGGTTTTGCCTTTGCCATACGAAGACCTTGATTTACATTTTCTTTTAATTGTGTAAACATTTCTGGGTTTCTTTGTTTCATAGTTCTAAACAACTCAACATCACTAATTTCGTTTGATTGTGGATCTTCAGCATACAATTTAAAAGGTGCATCTACATCATCAGCTAACTTCATTAAATATAAAGTTAATGCAGGTTTAATAAGTTCTGCAACATCTGGGTTAACTTGTCCTTCCATAAATGCATTAAAAGTAACTGTAGTCACTATTTCTTCAACGGATACTCCTGCTACCATTAATTTAACAATGTTATCTTTAGTTTGATCAAATTGATCAATTATAGAATCTATAGCTTGATTAGGGTCTGTAATAGCTGGGGGCTGTTCCCATTTCCACTGCCCTTTTGGTTGTGTCATGCCTATGCCCGGTGGGGCTGATGAAGCCATAATAGGATCAGGTTCACCAGTGCCAGCACTTTGGGCAGCTTGCAAAATTTGTTGGTCTATATCATTTTTACTAATTCTAGGTCTAATCATTATTTACTCTATGTTAATAACTTTTGATTGTGTATGGATATTGGAATTTCTTTTTCTACTTGTGTTGTAGTAGTATCCCTAAAAGCAGAAACTGTTTTCATAGGGTTATCATTAAAAGAGTTTTCCATGTATCGTCTAAACGCTGGATCAAGAACAACATCTGCTAATTTACTACCTAAAGGAAAATTATTTTGTGTTTCAGTTGAGGTAAATTTTGTATTCAAATCAACAGCATCTATAACTGTAATATCATCAGACATCAAATCATCTTTAAGACTAAATACACTGGGTTCTATAGCTCCTTGTATGTTTGGAGTTTTTGTTCCTGATGAAGTTCCTTGTTTTGAACTTAAAAACGACCCTACGAGATCAGCACCTACTCCAAATGCTGCTTTTCCCATTGAAGTATTTCCAAAAAGTGTTGTAGCTACGAAAGCTTTTAATAAACCTGAAAACATAAATATACCTCTAATCTTGTGCTAAAATTGTACCTATGCCTTGACCCACTTGTAAAGCTAAGTTACTTAAAAATTTCTGTTGATACAAATCTTTGTTACCTGCAATTTGCATAGCTGCAATAGATGCATTATGGGCCCGTGCTTCTCTATTTTCAGCTATTTGCATCATCCAAGAAGCTTGATCTCTGTAATGATTCCACATGTTGTTTTGTGCGTTAGTTGTTTGATTCATTAACGCTTGATAACGTATTCGATTAGCATTGTTCTGTTCAGCCGTATTTACAGTATTTATCTGTCTTCGCCATTCTACATTTGATTGATCTATCTGCATACGTGCATTTGCGTTAAATTGTTCTCTGTTGAACGATGCCTGTTCATTAAATTGTTTCATAGCATTTGATTGACTTACGTTAAATTGATCCATACTAAGTTTTCTAGCCGCATTAGCTTGTTCTATCTGTGCATTTAACTCCGTATAAAACTGATCAACTTGCATTTGACTTTTTGCGTTAAACTGTTGAGCGGCATTTATTGCGGCCTGATCAGAGAATATTGCCTGTATAGCTGATTGATATTCAAGAGTACGAGCTTGTTGTTCATTATTAAGATTTGCCATATCCATTTTTAAAAAGTTTTGTGCATTTGTAACTTGTGCTGTCATTCGTGCATCAAGGTTTGCCTTTTCAAGATTTGCAAATGTAGCCGCATTGGCTAATGCTGTTTGTTGCCGAGTGTTAAGATTAGCAAGATTCATTTGTTGCATCATCTTTGAGTTTTCTAACATGACTCTTTGTTCAGCAGTAAATGTAAGATTGTTAGCTTCAGATACTCTGGCCGCATTTATAACGGCTGCCTGTTGTTTATTAGTTAACTCTTGTCCTAATATCTTAGCACGTATCTGTGCGTTGAGTACAGCAGCTTGTTGTTTGTTTGTAAGACTTTGCATTTCAAATGTTTGAAAAGCTCTTGCATCAGCCATTGCTATCTGTACGCTACCTTCTAGGGCAGCTTGCATGATAGCTTGTCCAGCAATCGAAGATGCTCCAATACCACGTTGCAACATAATTGCGTTGGCCGCTCTTATTTGTCCTGCTGCATATGGTGGGATCTTGCCCCCTTCAAAGTCTTTTTGCAACAACTCAAGTTGTCCACGTGTAGTTGCACGATCTGATGGTTCAGCCGTTGCCGCAACCATATTTATTTCAGATAATTCTTCTGGGGTAGCTACTGCCGCAGTTACTTTTTCATCTTCTGTAACTACTCTTTTTGTGTCTCCTGTAATTTGTTCGGCTGTGCCTGTTTGTTCTTTTGCAAATAGTTGTTCTTGGTTTAGATTAATTTGTTCTTCACCAACTTCTTTAGATACTGTTCCCTGTGCAGCTTCAATGTTTTGTTTTGCAACATCATCAGCAGAAAGTTTAGGATCAACAATCGGTGCAGGAGTAGCTTCTTTTGCCTTTACTAGATCTACATTACCTATAGTGTCTGCTTCTAAATTAACCCCTGCGTTAACCAAATAGTTTTTCATGGTTGTAGGATCTGTACCAATAAACTCATCAGATTTTGCAACGAGTTCTTTTACAGATAATTCAGGATTAGAGTTAGCTAACTCCTGCATTTTTGCATATTGTGTTTCGTCTAAAGGACTTGGTGCGTTTTTTAGATCTTCCATATTTGCTTCCTGTACACCTTTTCGTATTGCTTCTAGTTGTTTCTTTTGTTCGGCTAGTTTTTTAGCTTCGGCTTCAGCTTTGGCTTTGGCTTCAGCTTTCTTCTTTGCTTCGGCTTCACGTTTTGCCTTTTCTTGTGCAGCTTTTCTTTGAGCTTCTAATCGTTTTTGTTGTTCTCTATCTTCACGATCTCTCTGTCGTTGTTCACGTTCTTCACGATCAGGTTCACGTACATTGCCACCTTCGAATGAAATATTTGAAGAGAACCCTCTAGCCACTATTTACTGCCAATTAATATCTTATCTAATTTATCTTCTAGTCTTTTCAATGCATCCATCACTGTGTGCATATCTTCTTTTACATCATCTCGCTTTGCATATTCCTCTCGTGTCTTATTAAGAAGAATATCCAAGCGTTTTACTTCCATAAACATACCACGAAACACCCATATAGCAGGTGCTATGACGAGTGTTAGTAGTCCATTCCAAAATAGTATTGGGTTTACTTCCATCTACGCTTCCTCCAATACTTTAATTCGTGCTTCTAATTCTTTGATGGTATTAATAGCAACCATGAGTAGACCATTGTAATCAACTGACATACCACCTTCTTCACCATAGGCTAGGTCTGGAATAACTTTTTTAAGGTCTTATGCCATTACTCCATAGTGTATGTTGCTATCTAAATCATCATCAGTTTTTACTTCAACTTCTTCACCTTCTTCATTTGTTTCATAAGTTATTTTTTTCCATGTATATGATTTAGGTTGTATGTCTTTAAGTTTACTCCAACCATCATTCATTTCACCTTTAACATTTTTTAAAGTTTCATCAGAAGAAACACCATTAGGAAAACTAGCAACACCACCTTGTGTTATATGAGAACTTTCTGCTCCATTAGCATTTCTACCTTGAAACACTTTACCTCCACCATTATTATTTCTAGCAATAATAGTTGGACTTGAAGTATCATTTAAAGTGTGTAAACAAGTAGTTTGAGTTGCACTAGCAGTTCCAATTTCTATTTTACCACCAGTTGTAAAAAATATATCAGCAGTATCTGCACCAGTACCACATCTTAAATCAAGCCTTGTATCAGTTCCATTATAACCTAATTGAAAGTCTGGTCTTGTGCCATTTCCTGCTCCAAAACCAAGAAAAAAATCATCAGTCATGTGAAGCCCTTTGCCAGTTGCAAAAGTAGCAGTTGCAAATCCTATTGCAATATTTCCTGTGTCACCATTAACAGTAAAATTGTTTGCAAATGTAGGAGATTCAATTCTAAAATTTACATCTTGACCTTCTTCATTAAATACTACTTCACTAGGTTTAATAGAAAACATGGTACGTTCTGTTCCATTCATCATATTAAATATGTGGAAAATACCATCTTCTGTGCCATCAGAAGCATCAGCAATATCTGCTCTTATACGATTATAAACAACTACTTGACTATTATCATTGTTACCTTCAAATCTAATAGTTGTCATTGTATCGTCATCAGCAGGACTTGACGAGTTTCTATAAAATCTTAAAGCAGGACCACCACCTGCATCTGCATCTGTAGATATTAATTCAAGGGTGTCATCATTATCGGCAGTTGATATAGACAATTTATCATTCAAAAGTAAACCTGTATCAGCAACGTGAGTAAGTGTTACATCATTATCTGCTCCAAAATTAATTACGGCACTATCTGATTTAAGAAAAAGGTCATCACCAATAACCACGTCTTTTGCTACACCTAAACCACCATCTGTCTGTATAGACCCTGTTGTAGTTGACGTAGAGTCAGTAGTGTCATCTGTTTTTATAACACCACTAGCCGTAATTGCTGCTGTTGTTGTTGCACCTGTAACACCTAATGTACCACTCATTGCAACATTACCACTAAACGTACCACCACTTGTAGCACTGACCATATCGGCAGTTGTAAAGATGTCATAGACTAACACAGTTACTTCATCATTTGCTACAGTCGCTGTTAGTCCTGCTATTGTGTTAGCTGTGTTTGTGTTATAGTCTGTTCCTGCTTTGAGCAACACACCATTGAGAAACACATCCATGTATACACTATCTGAAAAGGTTAGTGTAGCACCATTAACATCATTGCCACTTATTGATGTAGTACCTGCATTTGGAGTAAATACAAATCTTTGTCTTACACCAAAGCCATCTGTTGTTCTACCTATATATGCCATTTATGCTTTCTCCAATGTTGCTACTCTAGCTTCTAATTCTTGTATTGTTTTAACTAACAATGGTACAAGTTTACTTTGGTCTATACCTTGATATACATCTTCTGTTTTTGTTTTAGTCCAAGTATATCCTTTATCCTTTTCCATTTCTTTTTCTGGAACATTTTCTCGTATTATTAGGTCATCTTCATCTTTAATAACCCCTAAATCTTGTGTTTCATCTTTTGTACCATGTACTGCAAAGGGTAAAACGTCATCAACTTCGTGTGCAAGAAAACCCATTACAGTTGTATCTTTATCTTTTTTAAAATTAAACTTTGCTGGTTTAAGTTTTTTTAATTCTGTTGTTGCATCAAAAGAATAATTAATATTTTCTTTTAAACGATAGTCAGAAGATGTAACATAATTTGTTATACTACCATTAGTATTTATATTTCCAACTGCTGTATTTCCAGCACGAAAGCCAATAAAACCACCAGAACTACTGTCTGGGTCTAAACTTATACAATTTGTTCTTCCTTGTCCTTCAATACTTAAAAAAGCACTTTGCAAAGTTTCATCTGTATTAAGTAATAATTGACTATCTTTTAGTCGCATCATTTCTGACCTTGCACCACTAATTCTAAAACCAAATGCTAACTCATTAGCATTATTACCATCATTTTGTTCAGCAGTAATATAAAATTCACCATTTGATTCAGTAGTAAATGACATACCAACACAATTACTTGCACCAGATGTTGCGTTTTTAAGATTTAATACTACGTTATTTTGTGTTTGGTTTGCATTATAATCAGTGTCAGAGTCATTTTGTATGGAAACTAGACCACTACTATTAATCGTCATTCTTTTAGTAATAGTTTGAGAACCATCAGCCGTTGTATAAAATTCTAAACGACCCGGCATATCATCACTTCCGGGTGTTCCATCTACAGCCGCTCTTATACTAGCAACTTGTGGTGTTCTGTCACTGCCATCAGCAGCCGTAAATAAAACTTCTCCTACATTATCATCATCCTGAACAACAGTATCAGAACCAACAGAAGTACCTCTTGACTTACCTAAAATTAATAATGCTTGACCATTATCATTAGAATTTCTTATTATTGCAGCAGAAGATGTATGGTGGTCTGTTCCCTCAATTTGCACTTGAGGTGTTGTACTTGGAGCAAAAGACTCAGCAGTCGTAGCACCCATTAGTAATCTACCTGAAGAATCTATTCTTATTTTATCTGAACCACCAACTTTTACATCTATAGTATCATCTGTATCAGCAGTAATAGAGGTATCACCATCAGCATCAAGTATAAGTTCAGTTCCATTCATGTCTATGTTAGAACCTGTTTGCACCTCAAACGTGTTTGCTTTAAATGCAAAGTCATCAGCACCTGCTATTTTAATATCAATTTGGTCATCAGTATCTGCCGATATAGATGTGTCAGCATCTGCATCAAGAATAAACTCTTGACCATTTAAATCTGCACTTGCTCTATCTCTTGCTCTTCCCATTTATTTCTCCCTATCCACAATACAACGCACATGGCACTGTATAAGAACCATCACTATATGTTTCTTGTTTAATGTTTGTTAAAACTTTACCAATAGTTTTAGTACGAATAATATCATCACTTTGTTTCTTGGCTGTGCCGTCACCATTAGATGTTAATAAATCACCTTTAGAAACTGTTTGGTCTTTATGTATTCTTACAACCATTGTACCTAGTGATGCTACATTCATATCATTTACTGTATCATCGTCTTCATCCCAAGACATAAAAACACCATAAACATTTGTACATTCTGCTGTATCAGATATTTTAGTTTTAACGTGTTTTTCGTCACCTTGTTTTAATATTGTACCTGTATATTCAACACCATCTTCGGTGTATGTCATAGTATCACCTACAGATTTACCATTTGGTAATAAACCTATATCTCTCTTTACAGTCAAAGTTTCTTTCACATCACCTACTTTTTTACCTTCGGGAATTTTGTCTACATCAAGAGCATATTTTATTTCTAAGTCAAACTCTACACTATACCAATCACACATTTCATCTATTGTTTCCATTACTGTTCCACGAAGTATGTTTGGTTTTGAATTATCAATTAATCTTGACCAGTGTGTTCCTGTAAATGCACCATAAGATGTTGTTGAACCACTTATCGAAATTTGACCCTCTGAAGTTGCTGCTGACCTTAACCTTATCATTGCACCATCATTTCCTCTATTAACATCAAGAGGAAGATTATCTGAAATAGAACTTATTTCTATATCACCTTCTTTTCCAAACGCAACACCTCTGACATTATTAGCAGGAAGATTTGTACTAGTCATGTTTGCAACAAAATTTAGTCTAACTCCACTGCCATCACTGTCTGTTAAACTCATTCCTGTATTATTATTATGTTTACAAAAGAACCCAGCATCTTTATCTGCACCAAATAAATTTTCAGTGTTGTCTGCACTTCCAACTCTAATTACATCTGTAAATATTTGCATAGAATTTGCTGTGCTTAATATACAAGAAACACTGTTGCCACCACCACTATTATGATAAAGCCTAAATTCTTGGCTATCACCTAACTGTAATGTATCTTGAATACCTGAAAAATCATTAGCACTTCCAAGCTGTAAATTACCTGCTGAAGTCAACGTCATTTTAGTTGTCGCAGCTTCACTAGAACCTGTCATAAAATCTAATGATGTTGCATTACTAGATGCACTGTGGTCGCCTTCTGCTCTAGCTTGTATTGCTCCTGATACTAAAATAGCATCTGTGCCTGTACCTTCATCAGGTGCTTGGAACGCAATTTTACCTATAACATCATTTGCAGCTAAATCAGTTTCACCTGTTTGTAGTGTCAATAAAAATGGGTTATCATCACCTGTAGCAGTTGACTTTAATATTAGACCATCATCAGGGTCATGGGTTACTGTAACATCACTATCTGCACCAAACTTTATTGCAGCACTATCCGATAACATTAGTAAATCATCACCAATAACAGCATCTTTAACAACACTTAATCCACCATCAGTTTGCAACGAACCATCTGTTGTAGTTGTAGCGTCTGTTGCATCATCTGTTTTAATTATACCACTTGCAGTTATTGTTGTAGCAGTTAATGCTTGTGCAGCAATAGTGCTACCTGACTGTGCTGTGAAGGTATTAGCAGTAAACTGAAAATCGTCTGCTCCACCAATCTTAATATCTATTTGGTCATCAGTATCGGCTGTGATACTTGTATCTGCATCAGCATCAAGTGTCATTTCTTTGCCATTTTGAGCAACAGTATTTAATAATAATGGTGAAGGATTATTTCCAAAATAAGGCATTAGGTTATCTCCATAATTGAAAGTGCAACATCTGTAGCACCACTCCCTGTGACACTAATAGTGTCTGTTGTTTCTAGTACAACTTTGTTACCTGATAATAATTCTAATGATGACCCTGCAGGAATAGGTGCATCAGTAATTAACTCTACTGCTTGGTTAGCTTCATCATTAGCACCTGCTCTAGAGCTTGTGTCTGATGAAAGTGTTACTGTAGATGTTATTTGAGAAGTTGTAGTGTTGCCAAGTATTAATCCTAATACAATAGCTGTAACTCCTGAACCTGCTGTGTATATAACATCTGCTGATGTGACTCCTGCTTTTGTTACTACTTTAAATGTATTTGCCATTTGTTTCTCCTTATCCTAGTGCTATGGCTAATGCTGTTGCTTCATCTGCTGCAGTTGCAGTTGTGGCAACTGTACCTGCACTACTCGGTAGTGTTAAAGTAATATCTGATGTAGATGAAGGACCTATCAAAGTTACTTTATTTGTACCATTATCACTATCTTCAAAGAACTCTAAAAATCCTGCTGAAGTAGAACCATTCTTTAACTGTATACCTGCGTTTGCTATTGGTGTTGTTAATGTAGGTGTAGTTAAAGTTTTATTTGTTAATGTATCTGTTGTTGCTCT